GTTAATATCACTTCGTTATTGTTCATTTTATTCTCCAAAAGTAAGTAAAATATACATTTGTATAGGTGCTTTAACCATTGACAAGTTAAAATGGTACGTCCCCATCAACTTCTTTTTTTATTTCTTCTGTGCTTAATTGATTTGTTGGCTGATGAATATTGTTTTCGCCAGCGTGATCTGACTCTCCGGTTTTTGTTTCTATTTCACCCTCGTGCCATACTTCTCTCACCCATGTTCTTTCTTGACCTTGTATTATCCCGTTGCCGATTTTAATGGACAGGACATTCCCGTTCATTTTTGCCAGATCGTCATTGTCTGGCATACCCATGTAATCTGTTCGATGGCCACAAAGCAAGAAGATTCTATACAACATGTTCAAATGTCTTTCTGCTGCACTGTCTTTTTTTTCAAAAGGCTTAATAGTTTGTTTTACAATTTTGTTTGCAAAATCACCGTCTATTATTTTCCATAAAACTTGGAAAACATACTCGCCGTCAAATTGATTGATCTTAAATGATTTAATCATTGCGCATGCTTGTGTGTTATTTGGTATGTGAGATGATAAGGAAGAAAACGAGTCATGTTCTGACCCCGTAATTTGTCTTCCGAATCTACTTGTAAATAGCATTATTTAACCTCCTTTGATTTTTCATTAAAAAATGGTATGTATTTTTTCAATTCTTCAAATGACATATTAATTTCTTTGTCAATTTTAAATCTATTTTTACTAACATGAGCGTCAGACGAATATGGGCAAATAAATCTATTTCCGGAGCTTATAGCAATAGCGCGTTTTGATTCTGTCTCAATAATATTTGTTTTTTGTTTGCAATATAAAACAGCGTCAACGTCATCGATATACACTCTTCTTGATTTATCAGAGTTCATCGAAATAGACAGCATATCGTAATCTTCAAACTCAAAAGATTTAAATTTTTTAATTTCAGAATGACCAATATAAACAGCGCAAATACCTCTTTCTTTAAATTTATCCATCTTGTGCTTTAAGGCGGAATGCAAAGACGCAGCTTTTTCGTACCCAGCGCCATATCCCCCCCATGCTTCTGCCAAGGTCTCAGGTCTTCGTCTGTCTCTGCCGATGTCCGGACTTTTGCTTAAAGAATAATCAACAACAAAATCATCAAGTTTGCTAATTGAATCAATAACAATCGTTTTAAATGGTAATGTTTCTAAAGACAATAATTCGTTAACGACATTCCACACTTCAATGTAACTCTTTAAAACGGGTGTTGATACTATCCCGGGACATTCACTATCTTCTGTTGAGATAAAAAATGGCGTTGGAAATTCAGAAGCTAGCGTCGTTTTGCCGATTCCTGGCTTGCCGTATAATGTGATTCGAGGTGCTCCACTTTTTACAATTTTAAACAAATCTAATATACTCATTTATAAATCTCCATTTAAAAAATTAGGCTCATTTTCACTCGTTTCTTTTTTCTTATCTGTTAAAGAAATGTGTAATTTTTTTTCTGAACTAGTTAAAAATTTAGATAAATACCATATGTCTTTATCCGTTCCATTTTTATAACAGTCTCTTATTGTTTTTTTATTTAATTCGTACTTAATAACTTCTTTGACAGGGTTGAATTTTTCATTTAAAAGATGTTTGAAATTATTGTATTTTTCAACATCAACAATGTGATTTAAACCCGTGGTGATTTTTATGGATAAATCTTTATGACGATAAGTTTTTGATCCATCTATATTCTTGTGATTCAATGCTTCTTTTAATTTCTCCTCATATGTTTTTTTCTCTTCAGATAGTAATTTTATTTCTTGTGTACATTTTTTAATGTTATCTATTAAGAAATCAATGCAATATTCTTTTGAATTGTTCATAATTCTACCTTTTTAAATATTAATTATTAAGTCGGTAATGACTTAAGTTAAGTATATAGCAATTGTTTTATTATAGCAAATGTTTTATAATAAATATTCGAGAACAATTAACATTGGAGATTAAATGACGTATGACGAGGTAATAGAATATTATGGTACAGCATATAGAGCAGCAATAGAGAACGACCTGTCGACATCAACGACGTCGCATTGGAAAAGAAATGGGTTTATTCCGATTCGATCTCAATTGTTACTTGAAAGCAATACAAGTGGCGCACTTAAAGCTGATTTAAAACATTATAAAAAAGGCAGCTTAATTAAACAAAGAGGAGATAAAAGATGAAAAAACAAGGTCAAATAGTTTATGTGTTAAAAATTAACACACATGATGAGCTTAACATTAGAATCAACATCTTGACAGCTAAGTTCATTCGTACTACTAAAGACGGTCGCTTTTATGTAGATTATAATTTACAAGACAATGATGAAAACGATCTTGACTGCGTAGACGAAGTATTTGCTACTATGAAAGATCTCTTTGTTAGACTCATAAATCTTCATGTCAAAGCACTGGGGATTATGCAATGAAATTTGTTTTAATAGCATGCATTATGATGATATCAAGCTGTACAACAACTTATTGTCATAGTTTGCAAATTGCTAAAGATATTATATTTGCTTAAATCGATTTCTAATAAATAAAAAAAGCCCCATCATGGGGCTATCAGTGCTATCAATAAAAACATAAGGATCATATCAAATGACTATCTCATATATCAAGTTAATCTTTAGTTGCATTTAATTATGCGTAAGCAATTTATTTGAAGTTATAATGAAGGCTAAGTCAGCGCTACCACACTGACCAGGCCTTGGGCGTTGCCCGAGATATATTCACACCCATCTAAATTGGGCGAAATATGTTCGTAAGTTTTTATTTAAAAATTATATGTCAAGTTTATAAAATAGGGCAAATATATTTACCCTATCTCACAATCATTTTTAAAAGGATCTTACGTGAATATTTTAACATAAATAATAAACAAATAAAATAATCAATTTTATTTGGTTGGTTTTAAATATTTATATTCTTACATTGTTGATTTTAATTTAGATTTAATGAATGATCTTGCTATAGAACAGTGCCCAATCCCGGGCACTCCAAATAACAATTGAATGTTATTTAACAAAAACAAGGGGAGTATATCTAGTGTCAAACAAAAATGCAATCAATTATTCTTTAGAAGAAATGGATCAAAGGGATTCTATACCTTATAAAAGAAGCAACCGGCATATTGCAGGGACAATGAAAGGGGCGATATTTTTAGCTCAAGCCGTATATTGGCATGGGATTATGGGGGGAAAGCCATTCTATAAATTCAAAGAACCGTGTAACAGCCCTTATTACAAGCAAGGTCAAAGTTGGTGCGAAGAGCTTGGCTTAAGCAAAAGAGAATTTGACGCCTGCCTATCAACAATTGGTAAAAAAATAAAGCAAAATGACGACAGAGACCCCAATGTCCTTATTCACTTTTGGGTTGATTTTAGGAGATTAACGTATTACGAAATTAATATTGATTTATACGCAAAGCTAAAAAACGAATATTATCAAAAGATAGCCGAACACCTAGATATGCCCAATTCTGACCCAAATCCGCGTAAAGAACAAAACGTTACTTACGAGCCGCGTAAAGAACAAAATGTTACCCCCGTAAATAACAAAATGTTACTTACCTATAGAACAAAATGTAATTTGGATATAACAGAGAATAAAGCAGAGACTACAAAAACATATGTTTTGTTGCCTGTGGATAACTTAAATTCAAAAAACCCAGTAACCCAGGAGCCGATTAACCCTAGTCATTGTGCTACTACCCAACAGCAAACCACACCAATTAACCACGACCATTTACAACCACCTAAACACCAAACCAACTCCACCGACATTATTCACTCAGGATATAAGTGCTTAGTTTCTTTGTTTGGCAAGAAAGACATTTACTCTGATGTTGAGTACTCTCAAGCAATAAAATTGTTTATTGAGCTGAATAAGAAAATAAATATTAGTGACCCTATTGGCCTGGTTGACGAAGTATTGTTTTATGTACAAAATCCTCCCGAAGGGAAAAGCGGTGTGCATGCTTTTAACATTGCTATGAAAAAAATTGTAGAAGGAAAATGGCTAAGGCCGTCAAACATGTCTATTTGCATGTCAATTCAAGAACCAATTAACAAAAAACAACAATATTCAGAGGAGGCTAATGCATTTAGGTCTATTCTAAACAAGATATCAACTACCACTCAAGAACAAATGATCAAGAACAAAGCAGGAATAAAGCAAGTTATGGATGTTCTGGGGATAAAAAATAAATTAGCATACGCTTAAGAAGAGGAAATCATGAATTTTGAAACATGGATAAAAAAACAAAAACATAGAGATGATCCCATCGGTGATCTCGCAAAAGATTTTATTCGTGGACAAAAAATAAAAAAATTTAAAACGATTTTAGAATCGATGAACTATTTTGGTGCGTGTGATGATGCAGTAAAATCATTGAGAAAAGCAAAAAGGCAGTATCTTGATGAAATGGAACGCATCAATCACGCAGCTACTTAAGAAATTAAACGCAGGTCCATTGTATGAATACAATACCCCATTTGTATTTAAAACACCTGCGCACACTGAAATGGACGTTAAAATCGTTTTGAGGCTGTTTGAGGTACTTAATGGCATTTACCCTGACGTTTGCATGGGCAGCACAGAAGAATCGAAAATACAGTGGTTAAATGCGTTTAAACGCGAATCGTTTACTGATATTGAAAAAATAAAAGTAGGAATTGCGAAATGTAAGAGCGGTGAAGTCGCTGAAATAACATCACCTGAACAATTTATGAGCTTTTGTGGCAATAATGAGTGAATATTTGGCATGTTTTTGGAATTTATAAAAAAAGATTGATACAAAATGCCCATTTTGATACATTTGTTTCTAGTTGATGAATTTTTTTGGGTATGTTTGTGGGTAACTTTTTAACAGGAACGGTAAAGTGGTTTGATTCTAAAAAAGGGTATGGCTTTATTGTTTGCGACGACAATGATTATTTTGTGCATTATAAAACAATAAAAGTGGATGGATTTAAAGAATTGAAACAAAATCAGCTTGTTAAGTTCACAAAGAAAAAAGGCGATAAAGGATGGCTTGCAATAGATGTTGAGCCGATATAATGACAACTAGATAGCCACACCAGTTGTCATTGATATTAAAATGTTTTTGTCGATATCTTTTCAATTCCTGCAAAATCTATTTTTATGTTTTGGCGCGTTTTACTGTCGGCAATAATCCATGTCAGTGACATACTCCCACCACCAAGCAGCTACGCTGCTCTGGTGGGGGCTTCTTGCGACCTACGTAAAGAATGACTCTCTACGCCTTTCGCTGAGGCACTGGCACTGACCAGTATTGCCACAGAGGGACTCTTTACACAATCACCATGTCCTGGCGAATCAGCTAGCCCAATGAGGCGAATATTCTTCGCCGCATTGATGTCTCTATCATGAACAGTCAAACACGAAGGGCACTGCCACTCACGTACAGATAGGGGCATGATATGATTATGATAACCACATTCATGACATAATTTGGAGCTTGGAGCGAATCGATTAATAGAGATTAGGTTTTTTCCATACCGCTCACATTTATAAGACAATACTGTCAAAAATTTACCCCAACTCACATCATGTATCGCTCGTGACAGTTTCCTGTTTTTGACCATTCCTTTTATATTCAAATCTTCAACAGCAAAGCTAGTCGCGTGGTTTTTGACAGCCAACTTTGCCGTTTCTTGATGAATAAAATCATGTCGCTTATTACCCGTTTTCTCATGAAGTAATGCGACTTTCTTTCTTTGTTTAGCACGATTTGCCGAGTTTTTTTGGCGTCGTGCCAATTTCTTTTGTTCAATACCAAGACGATAAAGACTGCTTTTCAAAAATCTTGGATTATTGGTCTTATTGCCTTCGCTATCGATCAAAACATGAGTTAATCCAACGTCCAACCCAAGGGTTTGTTCTGCAATAATAGGCGATGCCATAGGACAATTGATTTCATCTTCAACTAAAACGCTAGCAAAATAATGGCCTGATGGGTTTCTTTTGATAGTCACCGTCTTTATTTTTCCTGAGAAAGAACGATGTAATTTTGCTTTGATGCCTTTGATTTTCGGCAAATTAATCATGCCAGCCTCTGCGTCAACCGTGACATGCTGCGGACATTGAAACGATTGCCAACCGCTGTATCTTCTTTTCTTACGCGGGAATTTTGCACGACCACTGAAAAAATTGGAAAATGCGCGATCGAGATTGTCCAGTGCCGCTAATAAACTTTGACTATTGACTTCGCATAGCCATGGAAACTCTGTTTTTTTACTCAATACCATGGCATCCTGAATAGTCCGTTTAGACAAACTTTTCCCTGTTTCCTGATAATATTTTTCTTTTGCTATTAGTGCCCAATTATACACATGCCGCGCACAACCAAAATGACGCGAAAGCTGCGACGCTTGCGCCTTAGTTGGATAAATACGATATTTATAAGCACTAAGCATAGCCTGAAATCTATCAGAAATGTTAGAATTATTATCCTTATTAGAAAGCTTGGTGTCAATTATAAAATGAAGAAAACTGCAAAAACATATAAAAGCCATTGGCATTGCGTCTACCAACTAAAATACCACTTGGTGTTAGTGACAAAATACCGGCATTCATGCTTCACAGCATTAATTCTTGAGCGCCTAGAAGAGATTTGCCGGACACAATGTGCTGCGTGGGGAATTGAGTTGATTGAATTTGGTGGGGAAGCCGACCATGTGCATTTACTACTCGATATGCACCCCAATATTATGCCAAGCCGATTTATCAATAGTCTCAAAACCGTCACCAGCCGATTGATCCGAAAAGAGTTTGCGACACATTTGGCTCAATACTATTGGAAGCCACTTTTATGGACTCGTGCTTACTGCTTGATCACAGCAGGTGGCGCACCTATTGAGATCCTCAAACAATATATACAAAACCAAGACAAACCTAGACAATACGAAGTAGGCTAAATGCAACTATGCGCTATCCATCTCCACCCAAACGCTACGCGTTCTGGATGGAGAATTCCGCTTACATTAATGAATAGTTAAACATTTTTACTTAACTCCGTTTTCTTGTTGATCTTGTTTTTCACTGCAAAAATCTGCAAAACAAATAGGTAGCTTTAGCCTTTTTGCATCAGAAACATCTTTGCTCGTTATTTTTCTTCCGCATTTATTTTTGCAATTTACAGATGAGCAGAATGTTTTGTCTTTGTATGTGATCATTCACCTAGCTCCTTATTTACACATTTGTAGCATCTCAAATAAATATTGTAATCAAAAAGCGCCATCGCAAATAAATGCTTTTTCTTTGCTTCTGAAAGCCACATCATGTTTTTGCATGATGGGCACTCAAATTCCTCGCAATGTGATTGATCGCGAGGTGGCTCAGGATAATCAGATACGGGCGGACATATGTAATAAGATGTTTCTTTTATCATTTAGTAAATCTCCATGCTATTAATAAACAAACTAAACATGTTATTAATCCCATCGACAATCCAAATATCACCGAATCTTTGTAAATATTATTGACATCTGAAACGCATTTGTGCATTCCTTTTGCAGATGACAATGCTGTACATTTGTTAATTTCTTTTTCATATTCTTTTGCAACTATAGCTGAATTTAGCGATGTGGTTACAACGCTAAGCACTGATGTAGTAAGTACAGCGTTCATTTCTCACCCCACAATTTTTTGCGTATGTTCAATATTTTTTGTTTTATTTCTTCTGCTTTTTTTTCTTCTTGCTTGATTTTGTATATCTCTTCTCTGTATATTTTTATGTCAGTTGGGCATTCTATGCCTATTTTTATTTGTTTGTTTGATGAACCGTTTGGCAATATAGTCAACACTACATCATCTCCAATGATTATTTTTTGACCTGCGTATCTTGTTAGTATTAGCATTTTTAACTCCTTTTTTATAATCCAATTTAAAATTTTTTATCGTTGTATAACTCTAATCCACATTTGTGACATTCAGTAATTTCTTTCATTCTGTAAGTTATTTCAAAATCGTGATCGCAATATTCGTCGATCATTGATTGTAATTTCCCAACAATGCCAATTCTTTGACGTCCTGTTGTAATGATAGATTGTTCAATATTTTCTAAAATTTCTTGCAGCTCTTCTTTCGTAAAATCATTCATTTTCTTATTCCTATTTTCATCAACAAACCCAGTGATTCATTTTTTGAATCATCGAACCAATTCGCTTGATATTTTTCTTTAACTTCTTGTTCTGCGTAGTTCTCAAAGCTATCTGCTAGCTCGCTAAGTTTCATGCCTAGCTGTTCGCAAGTCATGCTTGCGAATTCTTCGTGTGCTACGCATGACTGTCCGTATCCGTACAATAAATCATCAACTATTTCATCAAATGTTATTGCGTCAAATCTACTTAAGTAATGACGAACTGCCCATTTTTGTGGTTCTGTCATTTCGTATTCATCATCCTGCTCGATGTAATCGGGAGGATTTAAAGGTCGTTCTGGTAATTCGTAATTCATTTTTATTCCTTATCAAACAATTTGTCATAATCTTCTAATTTTTTAATTAAATCATTCCATTCTCTTTTTGTATAAGAAGCTTTGCAAGAATGTAAAAGATACGCATTTCGCTCTTCATCAAATTCGTAAGCTTTCCCTTGTTCAAATTCTATTCTAAATTGCGGGCAATATTTCATTTTTTTATCTCCGTTTTATCTATCGATTTTGAATTTAAATAAAAAAAACCTAGCATTGAATAATTAAATGGACGAAAACTTAACCCAAAAATTTTACGTGTTTTTTGACAGACCCATTCAGTTCCATAAATGTCCTTCAATTGAGCAGTTAATTTTATGTTGCTATCTTTAAATGCTTTTTTTGCCTTTTCTTCTGAAATTAATATTCTTTCTCGCGTTGGAATTGGATCTAATCCTTTATCGCCCCATTCATCGAGTTTTGTGTAAAATTCTTCTTTAGTTACTAAAATCATTTTATTTAATCCGTCTCGTTGTTTATTTAATAAAAGAATTATATAGCAAATGATTTAATATAGCAATAGTTTTGTATATTAAATTATTAAAATATTTGTACATCTGATATAATGCAGCAGTGATATAGGATTTTTATCATTACTAACAGATTTATACACAGAAAATGTTGATAACTATGAGGTGTAGTTGTGTCATTGCCGTTCAATTTTGACTTTAAAAAACCAGATTACAAAATGGTTTTTGATTACAGAATAGAAAGACTAAACAGATTGCGCAAAAACCCGGAATCTATAGCAGCTATGCGAACATATTATCGCGAAAACCCTGCTCAATTTATTATAGATTGGGGCGTTACGTCAGATCCGCGTAATGTTGAGAGAGGACTTCCTGCTGTCATCCCATTTTTATTGTTTGAACGACAAGAAGAATGGGTGAGGTGGTTTATGGACAGGTGGAAAAATAGAGAGCCGGGCATTGTTGATAAATCACGAGAACTGGGAATGAGTTGGCTAACAGTATGCGTTGCAGTTACGATTTGTTTATTTAATGACGGGATAGTTGCAGGATTTGGGTCTCGCAAAGAAGAATATGTCGATAAAAAGGGTGACCCGAAATCTTTGCTGTGGAAAGGTCGTCAATTTATATCCAATCTGCCCATAGAATTTCGTGGAAACTGGAATGAGCGCAAACATAGTCCATATATGCGCATTGAGTTCCCAGATACAAACAGCGTGATAACAGGAGAGTCTGGGGACGGCATAGGACGAGGAGCGAGAAGTAGTTTTTATTTCGTTGACGAAGCAGCGTTTATTCCACGTCCAGAGTTAATTGATGCTTCTTTATCTCAAACAACTAATTGTCGCATAGACGTATCAACGCCTCGGGGCATGAACAATCCATTCGCTCGCAAGAGATTTGGTGGGAAAATAAATGTATTCTCATTTCACTGGCGAGACGATCCGCGAAAAGATGATGCATGGTATCAAAAAACTTGTCACGATATCGATGATCCTGTTGTTATCGCGCAGGAGATTGATCTTGACTATGCAGCATCTGTCGAGGGTATTTTAATTCCATCGGCATGGGTACAATCTGCTGTAGATGCGCACATTAAGCTTGGAATAGATCCATCTGGGATTCGGAGGGCAGGCGTTGACATAGCTGATGAAGGAATGGACAAGAATTGTTTTGCCGGGCGATATGGTATTCTTCTCGAAAACTTGCATTGGTGGAGTGGTAAAGGTGGTGACATATACGATACAGTTGAAAAAGTCTTTAATCTTTGTGATCAGTTTGATTATGATTCTTTTGATTACGATGCTGATGGGCTGGGCGCTGGCGTTCGGGGCGATAGTAGGATTATTAATGATAAGCGTCAAAGTTTTCAATTATGTAAAATTAAAAGCAATCCATTTCGTGGCTCAGGCGCAGTTGTTGACCCATCTGGCAATCCATTTTGTTCAACAAATGAAGTTAAAGATAGAGAGAAAGGCAGAACAAATGAGGACTTTTTTGCAAATGCGAAAGCACAGGCATGGTGGTCATTAAGACGAAGATTTCAAATGACATATAGAGCAGTTATTGAAAAATTGGATTACAATAAAGATGATATTATATCTATATCGTCTAAAATAACAGATTATCAAAAGTTGCTCGTTGAGCTGTCTCAGCCCACATATTCTCAAAATGGCAGCGGGAAATTATTGGTAGATAAAAAACCATCTGGAGCAAAAAGTCCTAATCTAGCCGACGCTGTGATGATTGCTTTCGCTCCGTCTCAAAAAATAAGAAGGGGGTTTTTTTCGTGATTGATAAATTGTTAGAAAGATTAGGTTATGTAAAAAAAGAAAATTCTCAACAACAAGAGGTCAAAATTGAAAAGCCTCGTCCATTGCTTTTAGCACATGATTTGCAAGACAGCGTGCAAGAGCGGATTGAAAAATTGTGGGACGTCAACTTTAAAGTCGAATATGCCAACTCTTATGCGTCCGACTCTAGCAATACATCAGATGGCTTTGCTCTTGATAATAAATTAAACATAAAGGCACCATATTCAAACAACGGAACTATTCCTGAGCTGCAAATACTATGGTACGCAGAGCAAACGTTTATTGGATATCAACTTTGTGCGATGCTCGCGCAGCAGTGGCTTATATCTAAAGCTTGCTTAATGCCAGCAAAAGATGCAACTAGGAATGGTTTTGAACTTACCGTCAATGATGGAGTTGAAGTAAAGCCAGAAATTTTGGACGAAATTCGTCGACAAGACGTAATCTACAAGCTCAACTACAATCTTATACAGTTTGTACAGATGGGTAGAATATTCGGTATAAGAATTGCAATGTTTGTCGTTGAAAGCGATGATCCAGAATATTATCGAAAACCATTTAATATCGATGGGGTAATGCCAGGCAGCTATCGCGGCATCTCACAAATAGATCCGTATTGGATAACTCCGCAACTTGACGCTGATGCAGCAGGAAACCCTGCTGCAATAGACTTTTATGAGCCGACATGGTGGATTGTTAATGGCCGGCCAGTACACAGAACGCACTTAATCATATTCAGAACTGAAGAAGTAGCGGATATTTTAAAGCCGACATATATATACGGAGGCATTCCAATTCCTCAAAAAATCGCAGCACGTGTTTACGCAGCAGAAAGAACAGCTAATGAAGCACCAATGCTTGCGTTAACAAAAAGAACTGACGTTATTAAAGCCGACATGGCTCAAGCGACAGCAGAATATCCGAATTTTGAAAGTCGCATATTACAATGGGTGTACAATCGAGACAATTATGGCGTTAAAATGCTTGACATAGAAGAAGACATGCAGCAATTCGATACGTCTTTGTCAGATCTTGATGATGTCATTATGACTCAGTATCAACTTGTCGCTGCTGCTGCAAACGTACCAGCAAACAAACTTTTGTGTACACAGCCTAAGGGTTTCAATAGCACAGGAGAATTCGAAGAGGCTAGTTATCATGAGGAATTAGAATCAATTCAAACTCACGACTTAAGCCCTCTTATTGAACGACATCATTTGCTTTTGATACATTCTGAAATTGCTCCAAAATTTGGCATCGAACCATTTTCAACAACTGTGAAATGGAACGAACTTGACGCAATGACGGCTAAAGAGCAAGCTGAGATTAATAAATACAAAGCCGAGTCGGGCAATATGTTGATTATGTCCGGAGCAATATCTCCGGCTGATGAAAGAAACAGAATCATGGCGGATGTTCATTCAGGATACACTGGATTAAATGAAGAATTGCATGATAGCTACGAGGATGTATTAAGTGATCTCGAGGGGGCGTAATGGCAAAGCCTCCATTGTCAAAAAGCAAAGCTAAATGGGCTAAAAATCGCGACGTTAGCTTGCTTGGCAATCAACTAAATTATAACGTTGCTATTCAGCAAGATTATGCGCGCGACTTGAAACGTCTCGTGCGTAAAATGACAATAGAAACTCGAAAAGAAATCATCAAGTTGTTTAAAAGCGAAACTGGCAAAGATTTCTTTGAACAACAAAAAGAAGCGTCGGCAATGGATGCAAGCATTGGCAGCATGGCGAGAATTTTAATGAACGCGTTAACATCTAAATTCACAAAATTATTTGATAAGTCAGGTAAAATTTATGCTGAAAAAATGATGAATCAAACGGGAAAAGCAAGCCAAGCGTCTCTTTTTGGAAGTCTTAAGCAATTAAGTGGCGGTTTGTCATTGAAAACGAGCGTTGTACCCGATGGCATGGAAGATGTTGTAAAAGCAAGCATTGAAGAAAACGTATCACTTATAAAGTCTATACCTGCTCAATATTTTAAAGATATAACTGGATCAGTAATGAGATCTATTACAACAGGTCGAGGACTTAAAGATCTTATCCCAGAAATATCAAAGTACGATGGGCAAACAGAAAGAAGAGCAAATAATATTGCGCTAGATCAAACTCGTAAAGCATACAATTCAATTAACAAGCAAAGAATGCAAGCGCTCGGTGTCAAACAGTTTAAGTGGATTCATTCAGGAGGAGGTCAAAAACCGCGGGAATCTCATATAAAAATAGACGGGCGCATATTTAATTTTGATACTCTTTATCAAGAGCAAGCAGAGCTTGGCGTCCCTGAGGCTGATCGAGGCATACCCGGTCTCGCTGTTTATTGTCGATGCACAATGGTACCAGTCATTAACTTTCAAAAATAAAATTTGTTGTTAAAAAATTGACATTTTGATATTCTTATTTTGTTGTGCTGAAGTCGACTATTTTTGCATTAATTGGCAGCTCGGAAAGACGGCAATAGATCACATAATAATCGAGAGGACATTTAAATGCCACTCATCCAAGGCAAAAGTGACGCAACAAGAAATAAAAATATACAAGAATTGATTGAGTCTGGATATGAACCGTCTCAAGCTGAGGCAATTGCATATTCTGTTCAGCGCAAAAATGCAAAAGATTTAAATGCATTAACTAGATCTCCTCTTGAGCTATCAATGGATGATGATAACGAATCTGCTCGAGAATATGACATCAATGGGTGGGCAGAGATAAAAGGCAACCCAATATCGAAAGTTGGCGTATTTCCGTACACCGGATCTCAGATACATCCAGATTTGGATCCTTCAAAAATTTACATGGTATATAGACCTGAGAGCGAGCTATCAAGTCAAGAGACAATAAACTCATTCAAACTACTCCCATGGACTGATGAGCACACAATGCTGGGAGAAGGGATGACTCCTGCGGAGAAAAAAGGCATACATGGAGTGATTGGGCAAGACGTTTATTTTGAAGACGGATATTTAAAAGCGAATTTAAAAGTTTTCTCTCAGGAGCTTGCTGATTTAATTGATTCAGGCAAAAAAGAACTATCAATAGGATATCGATGTTTGTACGATTTGAGTTCAGGGGTGTATAATGGTGAGAAATATGATGCAATTCAGCGCGAAATACGTGGCAATCACATTGCATCAGTAGACGAGGGAAGATCTGGCCATGATGTTGCAGTGCTTGATCATTTTAAAATTACTTTTGATTCCAAGGATCTGAAAATGCCAGATTTTGAAAAAGAAGACTATAAAGATAAAGATGGAGATATGAGCAAGCCATCTGATAGCGTAAAAGATGAGGGAGACATGTCTATAGAAGAATGCCGTGAAATGCTTAAAAAAATAGCATCTCATCTCGAAAGAATGTCAAATACTAAAGATGAATTTGAAGACGATTTAGAAGCTGAAGAAATAAACAAATCTGAAAACATGGTAGAAGATGTTGAGCCTGAGGACTTTGTTGACAGAGCAGAAGTTACCGACGCTGATGAAGAAGAAGAAGAAAAAAAAGAACTCAGCGAAAAGGCAGCGAAAGAAGGCGACGCAAAAGACGAAGATTATAGTAAGCAAGATGGTGACATCGGCAAAAAAAGCGGGATGGACTCAATGAAAAATGTACTTAAAGAAATTTCACGCCGCGATGCATTAGCTGAAAAACTGTCGAACCACATTGGTACGTTTGATCACAAAGAAAAAACTTTAAATGAAGTTGCTCGCTACGGCGTTAAAAAATTGGGCATTATTTGCCAAAAAGGCCACGAAGAAGCAGCTCTCGTCGGATATTTAAAAGGCGCTCGTGTCAGCTCTGTTGCTATAGCGCAAGATTCTAGACGTCCGTCAAGCAATCAAATTGATGCGTATTTGAGAGGAGATAAATAATTATGGCTTTTCAATCAACTGTAAGTTTGCAGCAAGGTTTCGGTGTCCCGGGAGAAATGTTCACTGACAGTCCATGGCAAGCGCAGACGTACACTATTGTTTCAACTACGTCTGCATTAAATATCATCGGCAAAACATGCTGTACAATTACATCACAAGGCGTGTGCGCAGCGGGTGCAAATGCAATTACTCGGAATGGCACAACAACTAGTACATCAACAACTGTAAGCGGCTTGAGTGCGACTTCTGATTTAGTGGTCGGATCTTTAGTGCAAGGCTCCGGAATTCCCGATGGCGCTACAATTGCAAGTATTACCAACTCAACAACTATTGTTATTTCTGCTGCTGCGAGTGCATCTGCAACTGTGTCATTGATTTTCACTCCGCCAAACCTCGGATTTGCAGGTTTCTTAGTTAATCCAAAAGTTGAGGCATTGTATGGTACTTCCGGCGCTCCGCTTGCTCCAACACTAACAGTCCCGAATCAAAATATTGTTGAATGTTTAACAATGGGTCAAATTATTGTCACATTGCCCGCATCTTGCAGCATTGGAGACAATGTGATTTTTGATAATACATCCGGTGCAATATCTACAATAGCGCAGGGAGTGGCATTGCCAAATGGCAAAACTTTTGCAAATGCAATTGTTAGTTTCTTCACGCCAAATGCATCAGGGTCTCAATTAGCAGTTGTTACTGTTAATCCGACTTTTGTCATTCCACAAGTAGCTTAATAAAGGAACTAACATGAGACAAAGCAAAATAAAATCATTTGTTGACGCGAGAGACATCCGCGCGATACAAAACTTTGATGTATCAAAATATGAAGATTTATCTCGTATCGGCATATATATTCCAAAAGCTGCTGTTAAAAAAATGATCGCAGGAAAAGCAGCTATGGATTCCATGGCCATGGATTCTTTACAGCCGACTGTTACAACAGCAAGTACTGGAACCCCCGTTCAGTTTCTACAAAACTGGCTGCCCGGGTTTGTGTTTATATTGACAGCAGCCCGTAAGATTGATGATTTGATTGGCATCATGAACACAGGATCATGGGAAGATGAGCAAGTTGTCCAGGGCGTGCTAGAAAGAACTGGCACATCAGTTCCCTATGGTGACTATTCCAATGTGCCGTTAAGTTCATGGAATACTAACTATAACTACAGAACCGTCGTCCGTTTTGAAGAAGGCATGAAAGTTGGCGTACTAGAAGCTGCTCGTGCTGCTCGGCAACAAGTTGACGATTCAGGCATGAAACGCGAAGCTGCTGCGCTTGCATTGGAAATCATTCGCAATAATGTTGGATTCAATGGTTTTAATAATGGAGCTAATAATACTTACGGTTTTTTAAATGATCCTGGCTTAATTGCATATCAAGCTGTTCCAGCTGGCGCGTCAACATATACGACATGGTCGACAAAAACATTTTTAGAGATTTGTCGTGACATTCGAACAGCTGTCGTTGCTTTACGTACTAACTCACAAGATACCATTGACCCAGAATCAGTTGATTTGACTCTTGCTGTCGCAACAGATGCGGTTGATTGGCTATCAACTACTTCTGATTTTGGCATCAGTGTTCGAGATTGGTTACAAAAAGCATATCCTCGTGTTCGAGTTGTATCTGCTCCTCAGCTTAATAGTGCTTATACAAGCGAAAATGTTTTTTATCTATATGCTGACAGGATTGATGACATGTCAACTGATGGTGGAAGAGTCTGGATTCAACCAGTACCAACTAAGTTTAATGTTTTGGGCGTTCAGCAATTGGCTAAGGCATACGAGGAAGATTATTCGAACGCGACTGCGGGTAGTATGTGCAAAAGACCTTATGCCGTTGTACGATATTATGGTATATAAAAATTGTCTTATTGTTCGATCTTGATTTAATCAGGGTCGAATTTTTTTAACGCGGAGTATTTTATGTGGTATGTTTATTCGACAGCAACATGCAGCGGTTGTTATTCTCTTTATCATGACAGTAGCAATAAAGATCTTGCAGTCATTAAAAAGTCGGTTGTGATTAATGGCGGGCATGGCGTTGCTAATAAGCACATGTTTACCCCGCGCGGAGTGGTTACAGAAGTGTCTGATGAGGACATGGAGTTTTTAAAAGAAAATCAGAAATTTATGAAGCACGTAAACGAAGGGTTTATGTCGTTTGAAAAAAAATTCGTAGAACCTGAAAAAAAAGCTGCGGAAATGGAAACAAAGGACGGGTCGGCTCCTCTTACTCCAGAAAATTTTGAAGAAGCAGAAACTAGCAGTAACGAGACTAAAATTTATAAAAAAAAGGGCGCTAAGTAATGTCTTATTACACTCCTGCAATAATTTCGTTTAATTACGGATTGTTCTGCGAACAAATACCTCTTTATTCTGATCCCACTAAATATCCAGAACAAGAGGTGCAAATTTACTGGAACACTGCCACATTTTACATAAGTAATATTGGCAATTGTGGGTCAGTGCAGGGAGGTAAGAGAGCGTATGCTATCAATTTAATGGCAGCGCATTTGATTTATTTAGCAGGGCTTGCAGCTCAAGGGCAAGTCCCCGGATTAATGCAGGATGCAACAATCGACAAAGTTCACGTAGCGTTAACACCTCCTCCTTTATCAAATCAATGGCAGTGGTGGATGAGCTTAAGTCCTTATGGTCAGCAGTTATACGCATTGCTACAAGTAAACTCTGTTGGAGGCTACTACATTGGCGGCCAGCCAAATTTGATCGGATTCAACGCGTGGGGATATGGTCGCGGAGGATGCTGTTGAGAGTTGAAAGAGTAAAATCACCAGATTTCTATCGACTAAATGTTGCGCTAAAAAATATGGATGGGAAAGTCGGTAAAGTTGGTTGGTTTGAAAAGTCAAAATATAACGATGATGACGCCACTCAAGTCGCAATGGTTGCTGCGCAAAATGAGTATGGAAATCCAAATCAACATATTCCTGCTCGTCCTTTTATGCGACCAACCATAGCTGCAAAACAAAATGAGTGGAAAAGCATAGTAAAGCATGGCGCAGAACAAATATTGAATAATAATTACACTATTACTAATGTCTTAGATTTGCTGGGTCAAAAAGCTGCGGGTGATGTCAGAGAAAAAATATCAAAAATAACAACTCCTCCTCTTAGCAGCAAAACAATTGAAGCTCGTTTAGCTAAAAGAAAAGATAAAAACACCGTGGGCAATTTAACAAAACCATTGATTGATACTGGCTACATGCTTAATTCGTTAAGCAATACGGTGGAGGACGCATAATGGTTTTTGTTCCTGGCATGAATTTATTAAATATGGCTTTGACAGTCATACAACGCCAAACGATTACTTATTATCAATACACTGGCCGGGCACTTAATTTGATTGGCCAAGATGTTGCCACTTATGCAAGCCCCGTTGACATTGCCGGAAGTTTCCAGCCCGTGCCTAGAAATTTATACATGCAATATGGCCTAGACTTTCAAAAAGATTATTATACATTCTATTCATCAAATAATTTACTTGATATCACGAGAGATGTGTCTGGAGATCAGATCGTTTTTAACAATAAACGATTTCAAGTCGAATCAGGAAATGATTGGTTTCAATTAGACGGATGGAAAGGCGTCCTAGTCTGCAACATCGGGGCTGATAATGGCTAATCAAACTGACAATAGTTTAATTAAAATATTTTATCCTCTCATTAAAAACGGTTTGACAGCAGATGGATTCACGGGTGTAACTGTAAAACAGGCAAATCAACCCACTCAACAAGGTATTCAAACAAATCCAGCAGTTTACTTTTTTAAAGTGGCAAATCGTAGATATGGATATTTGGGTCGAGATGATAATTGGAATGCGCTTACTGAAGATATGGTTCATTCAGAAAGTCAATATTTTGAAAGTACATGGCAAGTTCAGGCATTAGTTTTACAAAATCCTGCGACTCCCAATCAATACACCGCATCTGATTTAGTAAATGAGGTTGCAAGTATTATGCAAAGCGATGCTACTCGTGAGATACTAAATCAAAACGGGATAGGTATTTTAAGAGTTACGGACGTATCTAATCCTTATTTTGTGGATGACAGAGATAATTTTGAGGCATCACCATCGTTTGATTTCACACTTGTTTATGAAAACATTCGGTTGGCAACTAGCCCAGTCATTTCGGGATTTAATAGCAATATTATCGGGGTATAAAGATGGCTATAAATTTGAGTAAATATGTAGACATTACATCTGGTCTTGGAGCCGGAGCTGTAGCAACTACGAGGAGCTTGGTTGGCAGATTGTTCACGCCAAACTCATTGGTTGCTCCAGCCACTTACTTAACATTTTCAACTGCATCATCTGTTGGTGCATATTTTGGTACAAGTTCAGAAGAATATGATAGGGCTTTGTTTTATTTTTCGTTTATTAGCAAATCAACAACAACGCCTCAATCAATTCAATTTGCTCGATATACAAGCTCAGCTACTGCGCCAGGGATATTTTTTGTTGGCGGTAGCAACGCATCAGTATTATCAAACTGGACATCAATAACTGGCGGATCATTTGGGTTAACAATCAATGGCGTAGCTAAAACATTTAGTTCATTGGATTTTTCTGGCGCATCCGATTTAGCTGGAGTTGCTACAATTGTACAAAATGCAATTAGAAATTCAGTAATCGTGACAAAGAGCGCGACAACAACAAGCTCAGATGATTCAGTTACAATGTCTAGCACTGCAAGTTTAACGGCCGGCATGATAGTGACAGGAACAGGAATACCATCTAATACAACAGTGGTTAGTGTTGATAGTGGAACAGCGATTACTATAAGTAATAACGCTACTGCATCAGCTACAAATACATTGACATTCTACACTGTTGCAAATGCCGTGTGGGCATTGGCGACTGTTTCTTATGTTAGCTCAAATCAGAGCTTTACGTTTACAGGTGGCGCAGCTGGTGCGATGGATATTTCTGTTCAAGCTGGTGCAAGCCCTGGAGTCGATATAACTGGTCTTACATTGCTTGGATGGATTCCGCAATGCGTTAATGTCGATGGTGTTTTAGTTCCTTCAATTGGCTCGATATGGGCATATGGTTCTGATGGAGAAACAACTGCGGAATGCTTGGCATCATCGGCAGAACTGTCGAATAATTTTGGGTCATTCCTATTTTTGAACAGTGCATCATTAAGCAATGATGATATTGTGACTGCAGCGACTTGGAATCAAGCCGAAAATGTTATGTTTTTATATACAGTTGGTGTTGCAACATCTAATGTATCTGCGCTTCAAACATTGCTATCAGATATCGGTGGTGTTGCGTTAACTTTATCTCCTTTGTCAACAGAATATCCTGAGCAAATTCCGATGATGATCGAGGCTTCCACAGATTATACTGCTACAAATGCAGTGCAAAATTACATGTATCAACAAGCAACGGCAATAACTCCAAGCGTTACCACTGATGATCAATCAGATGCTTACGATGTTATCCGTGTGAACTATTACGGGTCAACTCAAACAGCAGGTCAAATCATAAGTTTCTATCAGCGTGGATTATTGCAAGGCGTTTCTGTAGCTACGAACATTGGTGATATGACAGCGTATGTTAATGAAATATGGCTCAAAGATGCTGCGGGCGTTGCAATATTAAATTTATTGCTTGGTCTTAATCAGATTGCTGCTAATTCCCAAGGACGAAGTCAAATATTATCTGCATTGCAGGAGGTAATTAATCAGGCACTTGATAACGGCACTATTAGCGTTGGCAAAACATTGACCAGTTCACAGCAGGCTTATATTACGAATGTTACAGCGGACGACAAGGCTTGGTATCAAGTTCAAAACTCTGGGTACTGGATTGACTGTCAAATTGTCCCGAGCACGCTCAACCCCGGTGAATATGAGGCAGATTACTTATTGATTTACAGTAAAGACGATGTGATTCGCAAAGTCGTCGGCACACAGACACTAATATAAGGAGTAAATCATGTCTAATATTTCAGGCTTTGGATTAATAGTTAACGTAAGAGCATCAAAAACATTCCCGCTAGGCATCCCGATTACTCAATTTGCGGATGATTCAGATCCTCTTGATATTCCATCATTACAAATCGCTGATTCAGCAATGGGTTTGAATGGTGATTTGGTGACATGGTCTAAAGCCAATCCGATCAAAGTTACTTTAAATGTGCTCCCAAATACTGTCGATGACATTGAGCTTTCAATTTTACTCGAAGCAAATAGAGTCGGCAGAGGGAAAGTTGGGGCTAGAGATATCATCACAATGACTCTTCTTTATCCATCTGGTAATTTTGTAACGTTAACGACAGGGACAATAACTGACGGCATCCCATCAAGCCCAGTTTCTAGTGCTGGACGCTTAAAAACTAAAAGTTACTCATTCACTTTTGAAGGACGAGTCGGGGCATGATAGAACCAAAGGTTGTTAATATTGATGGGAAGGATTTTATCCTGTCTAAGTTTCCTGCGGTGGCAGGTCGTAAAATTATGGCGATGTACCCATTGTCATCTATTCCAAAATTCGGTGATTATAAAACAAACGAAGAAGTCATGTTGATGTTAATGGGATACGTTGGTGTGAAAGTTGGCGATCAAACAATTCAATTAACAACACAAGGTCTTATCGATAATCACACAGGGAGCTGGGAAACACTTGCGAAAGTTGAAATAGCAATGATGGAGTACAATTGTAGTTTTTTTCAGAACGGGCGGATCTCGAGTTTCTTCGACGATTTCGCTCAGAAGCTCCCGCAGTGGATTTCAAAAATGTTGACGGACTTATCGGCACTATCGTTGCAGAAGGAAAAGCCAGTCTTAAAGAACTCAAAGAAACGTACAGCCTAGAGGATGCATACGACCTATGGGAGATTATCGCAGTTACACGCTATAATGAACACTTGTCGATAGAGCATGCTAAAAAGAATGGCAAGGGGTCGAGATGAGTATTTTGACAGTAGAAAGATTAAAAGATGTTTTGAAATATGATCAAAATACCGGCGATTTTTATTGGAATAAAATCAAACATTATAGATTTAAAGTCGGAGACAAAGCCGGATCTATTAATAAATTTGGTCATATTCAAATAAAATTTGATAATAAAATTCATTATGCTCATAGATTGGCGTGGCTATATATATATGGCATTCATCCTCAGCATGAAATTGATCATATTAATGGAAATTCATCAGATAACCGTATAGAAAATCTTAGAGACTGTCAGCATCATCAAAATCTTTTAAATAGACCAAAACAAAAAAATAATACTTCTGGGTATAAAAATGTTTATTGGGCTAAAACAATGAATAAATGGATGGTTAGAATCAAAGTAAACAAGATTGATCATGTTAAAGGTTATTTTGATTGCGTTGAAGATGCCAATGAATATGCTATATATCTAAGAAATAAATTACAAAAAGAATTTTCTGTGGATAATAGGAGTTCAATATGAGCATATTGGAAACTTTCTATATTATGTTTAAATCTGATGCATCAGAAGTTAAAAAAGGTGCGGATGAGGCGTTAAAGTCAACAAACAAGCTTGAGTCAAGTCTGCAAAGCATAGGAAGATCTAGCGAAACTGTTGGAGCTAAATTCTTATCGATAATGCGTTCTGCAGAGGGAGCACTTGGCGCATTTGTTTCAGCGGGATCGTTATTCGCTGGATTTAAGAGTGCAATCGCTTCAGTTCAAGAGTTGGGTGACACATCTCGCGCTTTAAATGTCAATGTTGAAGCACTTGACGCATGGGGACATGCTGTTCAAAGAACAGGCGGAACAGCTGCTGGATTTCAATCATCTTTACAGTCATTTGCATCGCATTTAAATACGACTCCTGCTGTGGCATTAAAATCTTTGTTGCCTTTGGCTGACGCATTACACAAAATGAATCAAGGACAGGCCAACGCCTACGGTAAATCTCTTGGTCTAGATCAAGCAACAATTTATTTGCTGCAACAAGGAAGAAGAGAAGTCGAAGCGACCATAAATAAACAAAAAGATTTAGGACTTGTCACACAAAAAGACACGGAAATAACAAGAAAATTTGACAATTCTATCTATGATCTAGGCAGGGCTTTTCAAGGATTTCAGCGTGAAATAGTACTTCCTGCATTACCAAAATTAACCGCTGCATTTGACTATCTAATTGAACATAAGGACTTGATAAAAGGGGCTTTGATAGCAATTAGCTTAGGAATGAGTATATTTGCAGCATCGGCTTTATTAGCAAGGCCTGCGATTTTAGCAGTAACAGCTGCACTTACCGCTTTTACATTAGCATATGAGGATTTCCAGAAATTCAAAGTGGGTGCGCCATCAGTAACGGGTGAAGTTGTTAAAAAATTTAACAAGGATGTAAAGGGGACAGAATTATTATTGCAGCATATTGCTCCTAATTTTTTAAATGATGAAAACATTAATTCGTTTTCGCAAAAATATTTCCATCTGCCTAAATTTTTAGGTGGGCAAGGATACGGAAGTACTGGGTCGACAAACAACACGGTCAATGTCGGAGATGTTACAATAAACACACAAGCAACCAATGGTCAGGACATCGCTAATGTTTTTGGTGGATATCTTGGCGATTTATTTCAGGCAAATTCACATTTTGACAATGGGGTACAAATATAATGGCAATAACTGACATTATTACAACATTGTTACCTACGTTTGCATTTGATACTGTTGCGTTGTTTGATCAAGATTATAATCAACTGTTTAAGCATGCTCGAGCTATGAAAGCAGTAGTTAAAGAACAATCAAAAGTTATGGAACATCCTGTTGAAAATGGTACGGTTATCACTGACCACAGGATTATATTGCCAGTGGAAATTGAATTGACTCTCGTATTGTTAGCAGAAGATTACGCAAATGTTTACAAAAATATTCGTCAGTATTATTTAAATGGTACGTTGCTTGTTGTGCAAACGAGATCAGATGTGTATAGCAATCAAATTATTGATTCAATGCCGCATGAAGAAGACCCCACTCAGTATGACGTGATTGCATTAATTCTCAATTTAAAGCAAGTTCAATTTGTTACAGCGCAATACGGTGTGGTTCCTAAACAACCAAAAAACTCTAACACTGTAAAAAGAGGAACGCAGCAAACAAAAGCAGCTCCAACTGAACAAGCAAGTACTGCTTATCAAGCATTTTCTAAAATCGGTGAATTTTTTGGAGGTATCTTTTGATGCAACAAGTTCCTCTGCAAGCCAT